CGCGGTTGAAGCTTACCGGCTCCTGAGGATTCCTGAGGTCCAGGCTCGAATAACGGCTCTGTTAAACGAGATACTCAAAGACGAGGTTGTCGATAGCCAGCTTGCTAAACTCATCATGCAGGACAAAGAGCCAGCGGCGAAAATCGCAGCCATTCGCGAATACAATAAGATCCGTCAACGCATCGTAGACAAGACTGACATCACCAGCGGAGGATTACCAATAACCGGCTTCAACTATGTCGAGCCTAAGCCCGACAATCAAACCGACGCCTAAGCAACACCTTGCTTGGCAGAAGCTCCAGGACGAAACAACCAAGTTTCTTTTATTTGGCGGCGGCGCAGGTGGCGGTAAGACCTGGCTCTATTGCGAGTGGCTTCTCACCCAATGCTACTTTTATCCGGGCTCACGTTGGTTCATCGGCCGTAATGAACTAAAGCGCCTGATGAATTCCACCTTTGTTACGTGGAGCAAGGTGTGCGCCTTTCATAACATTCCCCGCGAGGATTGGCATTTAGACGGCAAGTACAACGTCATCCGTTTCAAGAACGGTTCGACAATCGACCTCATAGACGTTGCCTACAAGCCAACTGACCCTCTTTACGAACGTCTTGGCTCAACTGAGTATTGCGGCGGCTTCGGCGAAGAGGTGTCCGAGTGGCACTTCCTAGCCTTCGATGTTTTGAAAAGCCGTATAGGCCGTCACAAGGTAGTTGTGGATGGCAAAGACATCACTCCTCCACCGAAGTTTGGTTGTTCGTGCAACCCTTCGAAGGGCTGGGTGTATCGCGTTTTCTATCAGCCTTGGATCAACGGAACGCTGCCCGAGCAGTATGCTTTCATTCAATCGCTCTACAGCGACAACCACTACACCTCGAAGGAGTACGGCCAACAGCTGGCAGAGATCAGCGACAAGGCTCTGAGACAAAGATTGAAGGACGGCAATTGGCAATATGACGAGGATGCCGGGACGCTGATGAAGTACGACAACATCCGCGACCTCTTCACCAACAACATCGTCAAGGACGGTCAGAAGTATTTGATAGTGGATGTGGCCAGGTACGGTCGAGACAAAACGGTCTTCAACTTCTTCGACGGGTTGGAGAGCACCAAGCGGGTTTCGTATTCTGAGCAGGGAACAGACAAGACCATTCAACAAGTCCGCGACTTCGCAGCGGAAGAGAAGATCCCCTACTCCCATATTCTTATCGACGAGGACGGCGTTGGCGGGGGAGTGGTGGACCAGTTGACCGGCGTGAAAGGATTTATGGGTGGCTCATCTCCTGTACCAACCCGAACCGCTATTAGGCGCCAGATGCTTCCTACTCCCAATCTCACCATCGATGGAAAGCGCCAGCTCTCAAGCTTTCAGAATCTTAAGACCCAATGTGCGTTCAAATTGGCCGAGCTTGTGGAAACTCATCGCATGGCTATCAAGCCAGGAGGCGACCAGGACGAAATCACCGAGGAGTTCTCCCAGATCAAACAGCGCGACATGGACAAGGATGGCAAACTGAAGATTGTGGGGAAGGACGAGGTCAGGGAAGCGATAGGCCGTTCACCGGATACCGGCGACACCTTCATTATGCGGATGTACTTCGAACTTCTAAAGGACGCCACCGGCGGAACCTACGAGCAGTCAGTGTCATCTATCAACCGGCGGCAGGTTGCACGAACAATCCAACAACGCGGGGTTTAGCCCACCTTCTGAAGGCTCGCCCGCCGCGTAACGTCCTGCGACTGCGCCAACTCGGCAGCCATTCGAACGTATCGGTCTCGCTCTTCCGGGGTTGGGGCATCCAGCGCAAGCTTTACATACTGCCCCACGCTCTCTTCGACTTTCGTAGTGCTCAATTCAGACATAGGACCCTCCTTATCCCCACTTCGCGTGCAGCTTGCGCTTTTGCGCGGTACACTTCAAGCATGAAGGAGTTTTACGCCGAGATTGACGACCATCTGAAGGAGTATGAGTCAGGCACTATTACCATTTCCGAGGACATTGAATTTTCAATGCGTCAAACAGTGCGGCAGATTACGCACTACATCATGTCCAAGTACATGGGCGGTCAGTTGGATGAACAGCTCCGCAGGAAGCCCTTTCGCAACATCGGCAACGCCATTGTTGATCTTGAGTGGCGCGCAAAGAATATTGACCGCAAATCCATCGAAGCCGAAGAAACCGATGGCGATTACATTTTCTCCCTCATCGTCAACAAGGAAGTCCAGCAATGGATGAAAGACAACAACTTCGGCAAGACCATTGACGACTATCAGCGCAAGAAATCTGAATACGGTTCGGTTCTCATGAAGAAGACCGAGGCTGACGGAAAACTCACTATCGAGCCAGTGAAGTGGGAGCACACCGCTGTTGATCCCCGGGACATCACCAACGGCACCAAGATAGAGAAGAATTATCTCTCTCCTTTGGAGCTGAAAGCGAAGAAGGGTGTTTGGACTGAGATGACTGGCGGCGTGTTGTCCATTGACCTCGTTATCGAAGCAGCAAAGAAACTCAAAAAGGCAACCGGCGAGAGTCGCATTGAAGTCCTGGATATCGAAGGGCAGTTTGAGAAGTGTGTCTTGTACGAAACAGCGGAAGGTGCGGAAGAAGATGACACCATCGGCCTGTATAACGTCATTGTCGCTGTTGTAAGAAACAAGAAGTACTGCCTCTACAAAACTGAACTCACCGAGAGCCGCTTCAAGCACGACAAGCGCAAAGAGACCGAAGGCTGTGATTTTGGTGTTGGCGTTTGGCAGGAGATATTTGAACCTCAGATTTGGACCAACGAGGCCGTCATTGCTGAGAAAGTGGCGATGGACTTGGCTGGTAAGGTCATTCTCAAGACCAACAAGAAGGACTTGCCTTCAGGTGCCGCGCTCTTAGATGGCGAGGTGGTTGAGTTGGACGATGGGCAGTTCTTGGAATCGCTCCAGTTGATGCCCTCCGCACTCCCAGAATTTCAGAACCAAATCGACAACTGGTTTTTGAACATGCAGCGCGACCAGTCAGCCTACCCGGGTGTCACCGGAGAGGAACCAAAGGCCAGCACTCCGTTTCAATCTCTCGCCCTTCAAGCCTCACAGAGCGGTTCTATTTTCAATAAACGCAGGGACCAGGACGGGTATTTCATCCTCGAAGTCCTCATCGACTGGGTCATTAATTTCGTTATCAAAGAGATCAATAAGAACCACACCCTCACCGCTTCGTATTCAAGCGCAGAGCTTCAACAGCTCGACCAGGCTATCATTGCCGACCACGCCAACCACTCAGCCAAGGAAGCGATTCTTTCAGTCGACGCTTCAGGCCCATTGCATCAGCCTCTCATACCTAGTCCTATCAGCAAGGAGATATTCGCTTCCCAAAAGCAGCAGGAACTCTCTCAGAGGGGCAACAAGCGCGACCTTTACATTCCGAAAGGCTACATCACCCTCGCGAAGGTCAAACAGAAAATCCGTTTCAACATCACTGATGAAATGCAAGACAGCCAACGCGAGTTAAACGGCCTCGCTTCCACGCTTCAGTCATTGGCTCCGACCGATCCCGAGCGCACCGGCATTATTCAAAGAATGATGGAGTTGTCGGGCAGCTCACCCGCTTCGCATCCAATCGGCGCCGCAGCTCCCGCACCGACCGCAACGCCCACACCGGCAGCCCCTACCCGCGTTAACCAGGCGCTTCCAGTTGGACAGCAATGAGTACCCTCCACGCATTCTTCAAAGATAAGGAGGCACAGAAAGACTGGGCCGACTTCATCATGGAAGAACTAAACGCGGAAACTATCAAGCGCGTGTACGCGGGCAAAGATGTGAACGGTTTGAAGGAAGCAAAGGACATTATCTCCGCGTCCTTCAAGAAGTTGAACGAGTTGTTCACAGAGAAGAAGCCGCGAAAGGCGGCTACTCGCGGAGAGTAGTGCATAATAGGGGCAGTTCGATTTATTCATTAGTTTTTCATTACCATGCTCACCAAACATCTAAACGGCGTTGAAGTCGGCTCTGGCGTCCAGCTTGAGTTTACTGCCGTGGGAATGACTGCGACAGATGATGGAAGTAAGACAACTTATAGCCTTGCTCCCCTCATTGAAGTGGCCACTGTTACCTTGACCCCAGCACTTTTGCTCGCAGCAAGAGCTACCCCTGTTCCCCTCGTGGCAGCACCCGGCGCCGGGTACGTGCTTGAGTTCTTGGGCGCTACGTTCATCTACGATTATGCAGCTGCTTACACTGAGTCTGCGGACAACGCGGTAGTTCGCTTCACAGACGGTTCTGGCGCCATCGCTTCAACAACGCTGGAAACTACCGGCTTGCTTGATGCAACGTCGGACCAGATTC